CCGCTCAGGGTGGCATCCGCACACATCGAATCGAACAACGGCGGGAGGGGATTCGCCCGTGCGGTGCAGGAGCTCGTAAGGCGCTACGGCGGTTCGGCGGTGGTCGGATGGTTCACTCAGCATCAGAACAAGAAGGCGAGGATCCTCACGGCGGCACCGTGGCTGATGCAGCACTGCCTATTCCCCGAGCATTGGGCGGACAAGTGGCCCGAGTTCTGGAAGTCCATCGTCACGTTCACGGCGGACGGTAAGGCGGAGCACGACGATGCCGAGGATGCACTGACAGGGGTATGCGAGATAATGACCGCGCCCAAGAGGACCACGCTCAAGGTCAAGACCACCGGGGATCGGTCACGCCTTCGCATCAACCATCCTTTTTAACATCCACGGCTAAACGGCAAATATGTCGATGCTGCCCGAATATCATAAAGGCCGAGTGAGCATCCCCTGGTGGTACGGATTGGGGTATCTCGTCGGCTGGACGATGGGCGGGTGGTTCTTCGGCATTTGGAGTGATACCATGGAGATCGTACTCAGCAACATAACCATCATCGCGATGGTCGTATGTGCGCTCGTCGGCTCCCTGGCGTTCACCGTCTTTATGGCAATCTCGAAGTACGAGAAACAGAAGGCGGACGCCGAGAAGCTGAGGACCAAGATCGCCGAGGGAGGTCGCGACCCCACCGACCAGGATTCCCTCACGAGCGCCGAGAAGTGGGAATTGACCAAGGCCAGCAAGTTCGACAGGATCTTCCTCATCGCCGATGCGATGACCGTGATCCTGGGAACCGTACTCGCCTGCGCCGTCCTCATCCTCGCCAATGAGAGGATCGGAGACGAGTGGGAATACTACGCCGTCTACGGGCTCATCATGGGCCTGCTGGCGACATGGTTCCTTTACGAGCTCGTCATCAAGGACGTCGCCGCCGGACAGTGGCAGAAGAAGTCAGCCGATGCCTTTCGCATTGTTAAGTCCGTGGCTGATGAGGCTACTGAGGTAGAGGGTGGTTACGCCGCACTCGTTCAGAAGCTCATCGCCTCAGGCGTCAAGAAGAAGGAAGCCGACAAGCTCGCCAAGGAGATGATCGTGGCCAATCCCGACCTCCTCAAGGAGGAATAAACCCGAACATGGCCCTCGAAAGGGGGCCATCAACCATCCTTTTTAAAATACACGACTAACCGCAGGATATGATAGAGGACGACCTGCGCGGATTGCTCGCCGATGCGATGGATGTGGACGTCTATGCGCGTCTCATACCATTGGGGATGCCCGAATGCGTCATGGTGCAGGAGATCGGCGGAAGGACGTCCTCGGCAGGGATCAGGCGCAATTATCACACCGTGAGCGTGATGGCGGTCAGCATATCGCAGGCCAGCGCCATCCAGCGCATGAAGTTCGCCCGTAATTTTCTTACGGAGAACATACCCGCCGACATATCCGGCACACATTACTACAAGGCGAGACCGCTCGCGGACGGATCCCTCAGGATGAAGTCGGCCAGCGGTCCGAAGTACGTCGAATATTGCGACATCGAGGTGGAGGCGTCCCTATGACATACGATGCGCTGAGGGCCTGCGCCGAGATCCTGAGGAGAGCGGTCGCGTGGAAGAATCCTCCCGCCCGGTGCAACGTGGCACGGTGCGGGGCATCGGGATGCGCCGACTTCACATACCGCGACGGGGTCTATGCAGGGATGCTCCCGGTCAAGCTCACCGCAGACATTACCGGCGCACTCACTCAGCTCCCGGGATCGCCCGCAGATCCTCGTCAGGTCTATGACGTGGCATTCGACAATCCCTCGATGACGTTGCACATAGTCGGCGACGATCTTCAGCGCCTCGATGCGGTGGCGGAAGCGGTCATCGGGCTGGACATGAGCTCGCACATAGAGACCGAATACGGGACGGTCAACGGCATCCGCATTAATCCCGCACGGAGGACGGTACGTTCAGACCGCCCGAGATATGACGTTCAACTGACAATCGACATGGAGATGGTAAGAGCATGACAGTACCTCAGAGGCACATAACGGCGGGAGACTTAACACCCGTTACGATTCAGACAGAGAGCACATACGGGACGGGCTCAGGCACCGACGTCCTATACGGGGATGTAGCCGAGAGCGGCAACTTCACGTTCAAAGACACGGCGAACCCGTACCTCAATTGGAGATACGGTTCGAGGTCATTCGACCCCGCCGACTACATCACGCAGCAGAAGGATGCCGCATTCAGCGCCTCCCTCGAGTGCCGTGACGATACGGGATGGGGACAGATCATCACGCACGCGGTCGGCACCGGGGGAACGACGGTCAACGATCCGCTCCTTCCCTCGAGGACCGAGGAGATCTACGTCAGGGACGGGGTACGCTGGAGAGGCCGCACATATTCGGGATGCAAGACCGACAAGCTCACGATAAGCGCGGACGCGCCCGGAGGCGTGGTCAGGTTCGAGGAGGAGGTCATGGCATCCAAGAGCACATCGGCATCGGTCAACTCCCCGAAGGCGATATGGTCATCATCGCCCGCACCCGCCATCCAATGGATGAACGGCATCACCATCTCAGGGAACGACATATATCCGCAGTCATTCAAGCTCAGCATATCCAACAACCTCGACCGCGTCAGGGTGCCCAACGGCTCAGGCGATGCGATCACGGGTGCGCTCCTCGAGGGACGCAGGGAGATAGAGTTCGAGGCTGACGTATGGATGGAGGACCTGAGCTACATCGCCAACGCCATCAACAACTCCATCATATCGGGATCCGTCGTCATCACATTGGGCATAGACTATCCCGTGACGCTCACGCTGAGCGGATGCAAGTACATGGCCGACGGTACGCTCCCTGCATTGGTCCAGGACAAGCAGAGACAGACCATACGCCTCAGGGCGGCCAACCTCGTCATGTCGTGATAGCCATGTTATGGGATCAGCATCGTGAGAGATACGAGGCCGGCGGGTACGTCATCCGCAGGATCCCGTACTTCAGATTCAGAGAGCTGACCGCATCGGTATCCGATGAGGACATGGCCAAGATCGGGAGGCTCAATGCCAAGCGCGAGAGCGGTGCGACCCTCAGCCCGGAGGAGACCGCGTCCCTGACCGAGATCGCTTCCAAGTGGCCCGTGGACGAGCTCAGGGGCGCATCATTCGTCCCGCCCGTATCGGGACAGGAAGTTCAGAGGATCCTCGCGGAATTGCCACGCGGCATATCCGAGGCATTGGAGGCGAAGCTTGACGAGTTCATAACGCCCGAGGTATCGAAGGAGGACACCGAGGATCCCCTCGCGGTGCTCCTCGTCGCCACCGGGGGATTGGGCATTGATTGTGCGGACCTGACCATCGGGCAGGGCTACGCCATCGTGGCGATGATGAAGGGAGGCGAGTGACATGGCAGATATAGAATCGGTGCAGGACGGCGATTGGAGTACAGCCTCCACCTGGGATTCGGGATCGGTGCCCACGGACGCGGACAGCGTGGTCATCAATCATAAAGTGACCATCAGCACCGACGCAAGTGCCTCCGACATAACGATTCAGACAACGGGCTCCCTGACCACCCCCGACAATTGGACGATGCAGAACCCCATCACGGTCACGGCGGGTTACATTCACATCGCAAGGGTGCTCAACGATGACCGCGTGGTAAGGCTGGACGGTGCCAACCTCGTGATAGCATCCCCGTCAATATCCGCATACGGAGGGACGGGATTCGCCAAGGTCAACTACGACATACGCAACACCGAGGGCGAGATCATCATCGACGATCCCGGGCTCTACGGATTCAGCGCTCAGATGCAGGACATCAAGCCCGAGGGATGCGCCCGTGCATACGCAAGGAAGGTCAGCAACGGGGTGCGCTATCTCAACATCATGGTCCACATCAGGAAGGACAAGGGCAACAAGATCGGCCTCCTATATCGCATGGCTGAGCTTCCGTTCCAAGTGTTAGCGGTCACTAACTCGGCCATCATCAAGGGCTACATCGAGGCCATAACCCCGGTGGATTCCGTCGGCAAGGAGTACCGTTCATTCAGGATCAGCATAGCGGAGGGTCTATGAGCAACGACCTCACATCCCTGGCGAGATCCGTCGACAAGGTCAGCAATTCCCTGAGCAAGCTCGGAGTGGACATGGAGGCCCTGACGATAACATCGGCCGCATTCGAGCTCGTCGGAGGGACGTCGCAGATCATCAAGGGCATCATAGCGGCCAAGGAGGCAATCATCGCCTACAAGGCCGCCGAGGGTACCGCTCAGCTCGCCAAGTACACCGTGGGAGCCGCCGCCGTGGCGGGATTGGCACTCGCAGGAGGTATCGCCATGGGAATGATGATCGAGCAACATACCGGCGGACTGTCGGATGACGGCAGGGGTGCGAGCATCATCGAGCAGATATTCAACACGACGGACAACGGTCAGGGAATGAGGGCAATCGCAGGAGGACACACCGATGGCAGATACTGACGTCGTATTTACGTTCAGAGCGGAGGACAAGATCTCCGAACCGATGAAGAAGGCCGAGGACCAGCTACGCAAGACCGAGGAGGCATCGAACAAGTGCACCGACGCTCAGGAGAAGGCGATACTCAAGAGCGTCGAGGTCATGACCGCGCTCCACGCAGTGCAGTCGGGACTATCAGCCGTCACGAGCTCGGTCAGGACGCTCGGATTGGTCGATGAGGAGACCGCCCTCACGCTTCAGAAGGTCACGGCGGGGATCCAGCTCGTCATCGGCGCGGCACAGGCCATCAAGGGAGTAGTGACCTTATTCCAAACATTGAATGCGGTCCTCAAGACAACGGCCATCGTATCGACATTCGCCGCCATCGCCGAGAACCCTGCCAAGGGTGCGCTCATCGTGGGCGGTGCCGCATTGGCCGCAGGAGCGGTCGGCGGGTATCTTTACGCATCAACGCAGAACACCAATAACACCACCATCAACGTGGCCAGCACCGAGACCGCAAGACAGACCGAGAACGTCCAGCCTCAGCAGACAGGGACGTGGTATTAATGGTCAGTAAGAACGTGGGAGATCACGTCGCGTTGGTTCAGTACGGGATCGCCTCGCATCCCAAATGGCTGAAATGGACGGGGATGAGTACGTTATCGGGCGATGCTCAGCTCCCGAGCGGACACAGGCGGCTCGTAGGTATCAATAGCAGCAACGTCAAGGAGGTTACTGATTATTATGTTGTGCCGTTATCCATCGCGCTTACTGACGCTCCGTGGAGGGCGACCATATTCGCTTCCAACGGCTCATACATCAAGGCCACGGGATCAGGGGATATACCGACCATCGGCACGCCCACGGTCCGTATCGGGGTCAATGCACCAAGCAAGGCCGTGATTAAATTCCCGGTCATGAAGGGATCCCCTGATAACATCCTCGCATCCACATTCAAGGGATGGAGCGACGGCCACGCCGAGGCCGTGAGCAGGGGAATGGAGATCACGGTCGAGTATAGGGATGCATCCTCAAACTCACTCAAGATAGCCTTCCGTGGGATGATCTATCAGATTGAATCGGGCAACGTTATCACGATAACCGCATACGACCGCCTGATGGACCTGGCGCAGTTCAGCGATCAGTATCAGAGTACGTCGTATAACAGATATACCGAATATCTGAACAGGGTCAGCACCGGAGGATCCACCTACAACTTCATCGCCTCGCTGAGCCCGGGAGTGATCGTAGCCTGCACGGGTTGGTCGATATTCCGCATCGACTGCCTGAGCGAACAAAACGTCATGACCTACGGGCAAAATCAATACAGGTACTTCATAAGGCACCCGCTCCCGTCCACGGGAGGGTATGGGCCTACTCAGGGCAACAAGATCAGACAGTTATCCGTTAAATATTGGGTCTATTACACATGGACCCACCTCGGCAGCCATTCGGTCCGCGTCTCAGGGAAGTTCATTCTTTATAGAAATGGCGTGGCCATCGCGGAGACGTCCATGGTTCAGTTCATTAGCAAGAGCCAATCCAACGTAACCAATATCCAGGCCGATGGCACCCTGACCATAAACGTGGATTGGACGATAGAGGGATCCCCTTCAGAGTATATGGTGGGTGCTTATGTCGAGGGTCCACCGAGCGGCGTGGGTCAATCATCATTGTCGAGCTATAATTACAAAAACAACGGATATAGCACCGTATCGAGCGTATATCGGTCGGATGATGGGTGGAATTGGTCTCAGCTCGGCGGCGAGCATCCTGAGATAGCTATAAACTTCGATATACCCAACAGCATAAATACGTCCAGCGTATCGACGTCAGGCAAGAACGTCTACGTTCAGCAGGCAGCATTCCCGACATATTCTGCGAGTTATCTCAGTGCGGTCGACAAGGGAATTATGATCTATCTCGACTATCTGATCTCGGGCGCGGCAGGGCTGGCCAACATCGTCCGCGACCTCATCGAGTGGGCGGGACTGACGCCGGACATGGTCGGCAGTCTCGATCTCGGTTCGACCACGTTCTATACCACCAGCACCTACGATTTCATGAGCTGCGTGCAGGAGATCCTAAAGAGCGGCAACTACGCAATCAAGGCGTCCATTGATGAACCGGGCAAGGCATACGTCCGGGCAAGGCATACGGTCTCAGAGACGCCCGCAATAACCTTTACGACAGACCCGTCCGCCTCGGGAGAACAGATCATCGTTAGCCACGATCTGACGGCCCATTGGATGGCTGAGAAGGCTACGCAGGCGTATATTGCCGAGAACGCTACGAGCTCAGGGCTCCCGGTGGCATTGGAGACAGATGACGCACTAATGGCCAACAGTCTCGCCGAGATCATGCAGTCCCCGCTCAGGTCGGTTATAACTGACAAGACCCTCGGGACCCACGACCTTCAGGCCACTGCCGCAGGCGGGAAGATGGTCCAGCTCCATACCAACGTATTCGAGGGCGGCATAACGCTGGCGGGATACCGTCTCGACGTATGGGACTTCACGAGCTCATATTGCGGCGGGAAGCCCATCGGCATAAACGTCCCCGAGTATGGCGCTCAAGGGACCGCCATCCCTACCGAGATCGTCATCGGGGACGGGGTAACGCAGGTATCCCTCAACAACATACGCACGGCCGACAGATCAGAGATAGCCAACTCCATGGGCCTCACTGCTGACGCTATCAGCAACTCAGCCAACACGCTCCCCGAGGCGGTCTATGTGTTCGCCAGGCTCGATACATACGAGATGAGGAACGGAATCAGCACCCCGGGATCCATCACAAGCGTGGCGATAATGAACGTAAACGGGACGATATATACTCAGAGCTCAAGCACATATATCCGGGTGGTCAATGACAACGCTGGCTACATTCACATCGCAGCAATCTTCCCGTCATCGGCTCAGCCGTCAGGATTCGCCCCCGTGGACCCGATAGACCGCGTCGCAGTTACCTGGGGTGGCGTAACGAGGTACGCAGTGTTCGATAATGCCAAGCCCGCACTCGCAGGACAAAGCGTTCATGTCGACATCAGGATTAAGAGGGCATAAATAACCCCAAGGCGATGACAGGATATGCGCGGCGTGACAATGGCAATATTGACAATCGTTATCCTGGCATCGGTCATCATTCCCATCCATGGAACCGATGCAGATACACCGGCGAGGCTATACTTCTTCAACACCGACAACGAGTGCATCGCGGAGGTCATCCTCATACCGGGCGAGCCATTGGACGGTGCCGACATACCATTCATCGCCTACAAGGAATGGTATGATGACGACGCTCAGAAGGTATTTGCAGGACGTGCATTCGATTCGGGGGACTACATAATCAGACCATACGATGCAGGCAACCCTCCGACCAAGCCATCGACGGACAACGGTCCCGATTATACCGTGCCCATCATCGCGGGAGCCGTGATCCTGGTGGCCATCGGTGCGGTAGCGTGCTTCTTCATATTCAAGAAATAACCGCATCAACCATCCTTTTTAATATCCACGATTAAGCCCTATTATGAATTGGCCGTGGAGCAAGAGCAAGCCCGCAGTGTATGAGGCACCAGCCAAGGGCATCAAGGGCGCGACCATCAAGCTCCAAGCAGACGACAAGAGGTTCCGTCACGCATCCATAATCACCAAGGAGGTCGACCAGCACCGCGAGTTCTCCGATCTCTATGAGACCACCGTCGCCGGCTCCATCATCAACACCGAGGTGGACGACCTATTCGCTCAGGGGTGGGCGCTCCAGGGGGAGGATCCCGAGGACGTCGCATCGGTCAGGGAATACCTGAACGCGGTATCATTCGAGATCGAGGTCAAGAAGATGGCCACGGAATCGAAGATATACGGCTTCGGTATGGCCGAAGTGGGCAAGATCGGGAACCGTCATGCACTCGTCGCCCACTCCTCATACAACATTTACCCGGAATACGATCCCATGGGCTGGCTGGACGGATTCGTGCAGTACGGCAACGAGATGAAGAGGATCACCGAGTGGAACAAGTATCAAGTGATCTCACTCGCACTCAAGCCCTACGCATCATCGCCCGAGCTCGGAAGGTCGGAGCTCGCTCAGGCGTACAAGGCCATCATCGACTACGAGAACATCCGCGAGGCCAATGCGGCGATGATCCTGAGGATGGGCTATCCCTCGTATGACATAACATTCGAGGGAGCCGACGGCGTGATGCCCGCAGATCTCCTCGAGGGAGAGCTCGCGGATCTCGGTCCGGGTTCGGCGCTCGCCAACGGCCTCGGGGCCAAGATCAACACGCTCAACGCACAAGGTGTCACACAGGTCGCCACATACGCGGAGACCGCCCTCCAGGGTATAGCCGTGGCCATGCAGGTGCCCCGCTCGATGGCGGGACTGTCCGACAACTCGGAGGCCACCGCCAAGGTCACGCTGGCCAAATACTACAACAGGATAGCATCGGAGCAGCTTATCATCGCCAGCACGATGCAGACCAAGTACCTCGACAGGTACGTCCTTCCCGACCTCGGAATGAAGTCGGGACAGGTCCAGCTCATTTTCAATTCCCCCGACCCGGACAGCCAGCTCAAGAAGGCACAACTACTCCAGGTCATAACATCCCTCGACCCTACGGATCCCGAGTTCCTTCTGAGCGTGGAGGAGATGGCCGAGTTATGGGGGAAGCACCCCAAGGCGGGCGAGTATGACAACGCGAAGATCCGTGACGAGATCATGGACCGCGTCATGCACCACATCGCCGAGGCTCAGGGCAAGGAGGTCCAGCAATGAGGTCTCCCGTCAACCGCCGCGACCCGTCCGGCACCAGGAAGCTCGAGCGCGAGGAGATCGCCCGTCAGAGGGAGATCATCGAGACGTACACCAGGGCGATGGCCGAGACTGCCACCGGGAACGATCCCGACAAGCTCAGCATCCTCGACCGCCTGACCGAATCGCTGAAGGATGATCTCGTAGCGTCATCCGACGATTGGATGAACAAGGCGGCAGAGACCACCGTCCGCGTCACGGACAGGGTGCTCAACAACCTCCACACGGGCATCAAGCTCGGACCGTCGGTGCAGGTGCCGGAGGAGGAGGTCAAGATGCTCAGGGCGAACATCCGCGAGAACGTGCGCTCGGTCGGAGGCGACCTGCTCAAGGACGTCACGAGGATAACCGCAGAGGGCTATCAGAAGGGCCTCGGCGCGGACGAGATCACGAGACAGATAGACAAGGCGGGTCAGAATCAGGTCAAGCACTCCGAGACCATCGTGAGGACCGAGACGATGCGCGTATGCGACGTCGTCGCCAAGGCACGCTACAAGGCGGCAGGATGCGACGGTTATATGAGCTTCCCCACGGACGACGACAGGACGTGCCTCGCCTGCATCAGGTACGCTACCGGCGGATCGGGAACGACGCTCAAGGTCTACGGCCTCGACGAGCCGATGGCGCTCCCGTGGCATCCCAATTGCCGTTGCTGCCGCATACCCCACTTCACAGACGACGAGGCGATCACGATATGACGAGGCACAAGGCGTATTACAATCAGAAGGAGCAGATGAGCTCATACGAGGCCACCGAGGACGGCGGTCTCCTCATCCACGACGTCGTCATCATGGCGGCGGGTGCGTGGACGGACATGCACGGCATAGATACCGTATTCACGGCCGAGGTCCTGGAGCGCTGCGCGTCCCAATGGGATGACAACGCAGTTTGGACAAGGCACTCAGGCGGGACACCGAGATCCGTGACCGAGAAGATCGGCGCGGTGGTCAACCCGCGTTACTCTCACGACAGCGCCGCCGTCATCGGCGACGTATATCTCCATTGTCAGACGGACGCATCCAAGGCGTGCGCATCCCTGGTGCAGATGCCCAGGGAGAGCGGAGGCATCAAGGACGTATCCGCCGAGACCGTGGTCGAGATCCAGCCCGACGGGTTGGTCATCGACGTGAGCTTCACAGGGCTCGCCCTCGTCGAGGACGGGGCCTGCGAGGTATGCAAGCTTCCCGCATTTGGGAAGGAGGAACCAGAGATGGCAGACGACGAAATGAAGAAGGAGACCATCGAGGAGACCGAGATCAAGACCGAAGGCGAGGACAAGTCCGAACCCGAAGTCGAGACCAAGGACCTCGTGGATATTCTCGAGGCATTCGTCGAGGCACTTATCCCCGAGGCGGGCGACATGATAAAAGCTGTCAACGAGGCCGAAGGGGAGGAGAAGGTCCGCGCCCTCGGCAGGCTCGAGGGATGCATGGCGGCGTGGGGAGTTCCCTGCGTGGCTGAGGAGTATTCCAAGCACCTCGACGATAAGCTGGCGGAGTTCGAGAAGGCGATCATCGAGAAGATGGGAACCATCGAGAACACCGTCGCACAGTACGGCGCACCCGCCGGCCTCAAGGGCAGGATGGGCGCAGACAAGGGCAACGACGGAGAACCCCGTACCGTCGTCTGCTTCGGACGCGGAATCCCGCGTTACTGAGGGGTAAAAAGGAAGGAATAAAATGGCAGGAATATCAGCATTCCCGTACATCCCCGACACTATGCACGGGGCATTCGGAACCGAGGTCACCAAGACCGCGTACTCCGATATATTGGGAGGCCAGGCCGTCCAGATCAACTCCGACGGGCTCGTCCTCCCCGCAACAGCAAGCACACAGAAGATCATCGGCGTAGCGCTCTATGACATCCCCGCAGGCACAGCAGGGGCCATCAGGGTCGCAGGCGTCGCAAGGTGCGCCAACGGAGACGGATCCACCGCAATCACGGCAGGAGCTGTCGTCACCGCAGGAACCCTCGGAGGAGTGGTCGCCCTGACAACAGGCAACTACCTCGGAATCGCACTCGAACCCATCGCAGGAGGAGCGAATGGCCTCGTGGCAATCGTTCCCGGCGTCAACACAGAGGGGGCATGAAAATGAGTGAGACAGGCAAATCAATCCCCATGACGGCGGACTTCGCCGGTAACGTCATTCCCTGCGGAATGTACAATAACGCCAAGCCCTCGGATCTGCTCAAGCTCATCATGAAGGCTGAAGCAGAGTGCGGATCGCTGGACTTCTCCAAGGAGATGACCGAGCGCATCATGGCATTCATGCCCGACACAGTCGTCGGTATGAAGGCCAACAGCAAGGGAGCGATGGAGTTCTCCGCATACAAGAAGGCGGACTTCCTGAGCCCGACAGGTCCCGGATCCGTCACGATCACGGGCAGCGGTCTCGTATCCGTCCTCGCCTCGGACACCATCATGGAGGGAGCCATGCCCTACACCTCGGCAAGGAAGATCCTCCAGGTCATCAGGTCAGAGAGCGGCGCAGAGCAGATCCCGTTCTTCACACCCAGGTCGGGATCCAAGAAGGTCGCACCCAACGCGGACGCGCTGGACCTCGCTGAGGGAATCGGATTCGTTACAGCCGTCCCCAAGCAGTACAAGGTCATGTGCACCATCGACAAGGGCCTCCTGGCAGATGCCTCGCCCGACGTCAAGGCCGCAGTATTCAGGGAGATGGGTGCCAGCATGGAGATCGCACTCGAGCAGGAGGCGGTCGACGTCTGCCTCGCCAACGCATACTCCACAGCCACATCCGTCGCCTCCGCAGACGCGCTGAAGGGTCTCAACCTCGCACGCGGACAGGTCGGCAAGAACGGATTCAGGGCAACGGGAGCACTCATCGCACCGCTGTTCGAGGCCAACGCACTCAACTCGATGGCAGTCCCCGCGTACAACGAGAGGGCTCAGGAAGTCGGCGAGTACGCATCCCTCATCAGATTCGCAGGTCTCGACCTCGGAATCTCGGGAGCTTCCGGCATTGATTGGGGAACATCCACCAACGTCGGAGCGCTCGTTGTCGACAAGTCGCACGCACCCCACATCGTGATGAGGACCGACATGCTCAACGAGGAGTTTGACAATACGACCAAGTACGCGATCCAGCCCGTCTGCGTGAGCAGGTTCTGCGTCGTGGCACCCGTCGAGACCAAGAAGTCCGCCAACACAGGCGCGGTCGTCAAGGTCGTCAACAGCTAAGCAAGCGAACACCCACCGGGGAGGGAATGTCCCCGGATACCTCCAACCGCGTGATAGGATGATTATGAGCACACACACCGACGCCAAGGTCCTCACCCGTACCTACAAGGACCTCGAGGCTCAGGCAGAGATCAACCGCAACCGCGTCAGCGAACAGCAGGCCCAATGGCTGAACCTACCCAGGGAAGTCGGCACGGGAGCCTATGACAACCAGGCACGCGGGTGGATGGACGTTCCCGATTGGGAAGGCCAGGAGCAGAGATTCACGCCCCTGGACGGTCCCGGTCACAAGGGGGTCGCGCCATGACCGAGAGCGAGATCGCAGCGAAGGTCCGTCTATTGGTCGGTCTCAGCACCGACGTCATCGACACGGCCACGCTGGAGGCCCTGGTGGGGCTCGCTACGGATTGGTGCAACGGGAAGGCGGCGGCATATCACGTCTCGCCTCCTGAGAGCGCCGTCGTTCTGATGACGGAATACTACATCAGGCAGAACCTCGACCTCAGAGGCATCAAGCCGTCATCCATCAACATGCCCGGACTGAGCATGAGCACGGATCTCCGCACCGCGTGCGACATGCTCATGGAGCAGGCACAGCAGCAGATCAAGGACGCCGCGTATGCAAGGGGCGCGGCTGTCAAGCACATAAGATCGGGTAAGGTGGCCCTGAGATGGCCGTGACGGTCTCGGCATTGGCCGAGATATGGGACAACTCGATGCGTCAATCCTGCACCGTCTACAAGTACGCAGGAGCGGACGCCACGGGACAGCCCACATACGGCGAGGGCACCGCGACCAAGTGCAGGATCAACGTAAAGACCGAACGTCAGATAACCGATACCGGGGACTACATAACCAACTCGACGGTGGAGATCGTCCTCCCCGCGAGCTCGGAGATAGAGGCATACGACCGCATAGACCTCCCCGCAGGATACCAGCAGGGGGCCGTCATCCGTGAGGTCATCACGGGCGTCGATATGTGGGGACTTCCCACACACAAGGCGGTGCGTATCGCATGACCGTCTATATGCCCGAGATCGACATGGGGGATGCGGCGGAGCGCATCCGCAGATTTTATGAGCACCGCGACGGACGCATCGCTCAGATACTCCGCAATCATGGAGGCAAGATCGAGGTAAAGATGGCAGTCCTCACGCCCGTGGATAAGGGATTTTTGAGGGCCGCCAATCAATATAGGGTCGAGCCGTCGGTGGATGCGGTGACGTTGATAATCGAGAATAGGATGATCTATGCGAGGTATCAGCACGACTATCCCCATAACCACACGCAGCCGATGGTTACGGATCACTTCATATCAATTCCATTCGAGGCCGAGCTCCCGATGATCGTGGATGACATAATCGGCCAGGACATTAAGGAGGCAACAGTATGAGCCAGGAATATACGCCCGTCGTATGGGTAGATGAGACCGAGAACCAGGTCGGAACGATCATCAATAAAGCGAGATTGGATCAGATGCAATCAGCGCATCATTTCGCGGACGGATTCAAGGAGGTCGACACGGTACCGACCGAGAACCCCGGGGTCGATTATCACATGGTCGTATTCTGCACCGCAGACACGACCTTTTACAGATGGAACGGCACCCAATGGGTCAAGGATGTGGACGACAGCACGCTGGCGCTCCTGGAGGCCCACGAGGCAGATCATAACAACCCGCACGTCGTGACCAAGGCACAGGTGGGGTTGGGTAACGTTGACAATTACGCATCAGTCAGCACATGGCAGGACACCCCGGATAACACGCACATACCCACCGAGAAGCTGACCAAGGATTCATTAGATGCTAAATTGGACGATTCGCAGTTAGTGACGTCATGGTCGGGAACGGTATCGAATACCAACATCCCCTCGGAGAAATTGGTTAAGGATTCCCTCGATGGCAAGGTGGATAAGCTCGTGACCAAGCCCACGGCGGGCACATATACCAGCGTCACGATCAACAGCGAGGGACAGGTCACAGGCGGTGCCAATCCGACAACGCTGGCAGGTTACGGGATAATCGATGCAGTCAACACCACAGGAGACCAGACGGGCATCGCGGGAGCGAAGACATTCCTCAATCAACTCTCTGTAAAATCGAATTCTGTCACACAACCCTACAGATTCTTAAATCAGAATCTACCGATATTAAGACGTAACTTCGGAAGTGTCAATATCGACAATAGTATGGTAGCAATAGCCAACGATGACGGAGAAGTTTTCTCGGATGTAGAATATAAAGAGACCGCGAATACAGCAAGATCGGTCGGTATCAGATTATTCTCTCCTACAATGAATGCTTGGAGAGGAATAGAATTAAAGGATGACGGTAGCAGCAACACATACGTCACATGCCCCACAAGAACATACAACGCATCGAACACCAATGACATAGTGACCATCGGTTCCCTCGCGAGCAATCCGTCCGTGGTGCATACGACGGGGAACGAAACGATCGCAGGTAACAAGACGTTCACAGGTTACACATTTTACGGAGATGCGAACCATTATGTGACCAAATACGCTGAAAGCGCGATCTCATATCTATTAATGGCATCGCAATCGCCAAATGCCACGACAAGCTCACGCCTATATTTGAGAGCAGGTAATGACGGAACCGTCACTCTCGTATTAGGTAAATGGTTCGGAGGAAATTACTCATCGACCACGATCGCTACACTATGAGGGATAAAATGACGATAGCACTAATCAAGAACGACAAACACGGATTAGACATACTCTGTCCCATACCCGAATGGGTGGACGCGATCGCCTTCTCGATATTCGACTGCTACGGATACTCCCTGTGTGCGGATTACACCACATCAGAGGATGAGACCGTACCGCAATTCGAGTTCAGCACGAAGGAGATCGGGAACCCGTGGAGACAGGGCGAGGATGACCCGGAGACCGTAATACAGAGGATAGCGACACAGGTGATAGCATGAGGTACGAAGCAGACGAGGACGGAATGAGGGACTACTGTGCCATCGTTCAGCGCATCGCATACCTCGACTATGAGAAAAACCAGCTCATGGCAAAGCTCAGCGAGTGGGAAAAGGCGCACAAGGTCGCAGAGCCCGAGGCACCCGCAGAAGAAGAACCCACACAATAAACGATTTACACCTCATTTTTTTTATTTTTACATCAAATGTAAAGCATCCATCGGTCAAGTGTAAAGATAGTTTTATATATTGATACTATAATATAGTATTAACACGGGGACAACCCGGGGAGAATGACAACCATGAACACAGAAAACTACGACAAGGCCGAACAGATCCTGGTACACCTCCAGGATATGATCGCATCAGAGAAGAACGAGATCAGGAAGGTCAAGCTCAAGAGGGCCGCCGAGCTCATGCAGTGGGCCTGCGCCTACATCGCGCACGACAGGAACGACGATGCCGGAAGGTGCATCAAGAACGCCAACAGGATCTTCAGGGAGGCGATCGCATGACCCCCCACGGCAGATACCACATCACGGTCAAGAGGCGCGACGGTACCTACGAGACCGAATACTACGCCACCGAGCAGGACTTCGGCGATGCCCTCGCCGATCACTATTATCCGTTCCTCGGGGATGGATACCGCATTATCAGGCAGAACGCCACCGGGGTGCTCCTCGAGGAGGGAGGATACCTCGACACGGAGGTGGAGGTATGATTACCACCTGCGATAGGTGCAAGTTGGGGATATACTCCCCCAACAATATACCCGGCGACAAGTACGAGGGACAGGCATTCTACTATTGCGAGGCCACCCGCTACCTCATACGCGAGGAATCCGCGCTCGACCGGGGACAGACCTGCCCCAACTTCATCCCTAAAAATGCGAGTTGTGACAATTGCGCATCAAGAGACGGGTGCAACACCAAGGATCATATCAGCGCCAAGATATGCCACGAGTGGGAGATGGGCGCGTGACCACGCACGCGGACATAACCCGCCACCTCGATTATATCGGGGACGTCGCCTCGATATGGGGCGTCGACGGGGACGCGGCCCTCGATATGATCGTTAAGGCAGGATACGAGGCCCTGCTGAGGAGCGAGGGAATCACGCCCCGCAATTACGAGCCCAAGAGCCTCGAGGAAGTGGACGCATGACCCTTGACCGCGACACGTTCACGGCGAGAATATCCGCCATCGGGACCTCGTTGAGCATCAACTGCACCAAGCAGATCAAGCGTCTCGGATTGGGGCGCGGCGACCTCGTCAAGGTCACGATAGAGAAGATCCCGGGCGGTGAGGAGGCGCCGCCCGAGCAATGAAGGAGCGAGGCGGGAAGCTCAGAAGCAGCCAAGACGATCCCGCCTCAGAACGGGGGAATGACCACCCCGTTCTACTTTTTATGATATAGTCCAGCCTTATAAACCCACTCATTCTTATTTTGTGTGTGTGAGTGTGTGTGCTGGTCGGGATGATAGAATGACCAATCAAACAGAGGATTATCTAATGCACCTGACGAACACCGGGAGGAGACCGTCAACGATAAGGACGTACCGTTCTCAGATCAATATCTGCATCGAGATGCTGAGAGCGGCGGGGATGAACACAGACGCCGAGAGGATCGGCGAGGACGAGATCTATTACCTCGTGAGGATGCTCGATATGGGAGAATCCACCGCGAGGGATTACATCATGTCGCTCGGCGGGATGATCGAATATTACACGGGGGTATCCCTCGTCAAGAAGATGAAGATCCTATGGAACCGCCCGGTAAGGCATAGGGTATTCATTACGACCGACGACTTCGTCAAGATGTACGCCATCGCCGACGACCGGGAGAAGGTCATCCTCGTCCTCGGTGCATTCATGGGACTGAGGAGGAACGAGATGCAGACCATAAGGATGCAGGACATACGCAGGGACCGCATACTGATCCACGGCAAGGGTCACGGGAGGGATGGCCTCGTCTACGAACAACCGATGCCGATAGAAGTGAAACGGATCATCGACAGGTATCTCGTATGGAGGAAGGCCCTCACGGGGACGGACAGGAGCGACGGACGTCTCCTCGTATGGTACGACAAATCGCACGACAGAATAAACAGATTCGCAGACAGATCGGGAAGATTGACCGACATCGTGAAGAACCTCGGCGAGAGGGTCGGCGTTACGGTCACTTGCCACTCGCTGAGGAGATTATTCTGCACCAATCTCTACTACGGGATGGACGGCAACGGCGGCGCGGATCTCGTCATGGTCCGGGATCTGATGAGACACGCATCCGTCGATACGACGCTGAATTGCTACATCAACGTAAAGGACCAGGAGAGGGACGAGACCGTCCGCAAGTTCGGTGCCGCCTTCGGGAGGGTTTTAAATATCAATAAATGTATTACATAAATGCAGCCAAGAAGTATGTCGAGGCGACCGATTAATTCTGTAATTAATCGTTTTGTTCCGACAAGGCTCCGAGGCTGAGGAGCTAAGAAATGACAAACAGCGGGATTAAAACCAGCACGATCCTCGATGCGCTTTATGAAGCGAAGGCCGAGGATTGGAGAGAGCAGCGCAAGACCGAATCGAAAACAGGCGAATACGTTCGCCTCAGTTATGCCGACTTCAAGAGGATAATGCGCAGGAAGGAGATCATCATCGACCCGAGGACGATCAAGCTCAAGTGGGAGCTTTTGACCGACGTCGGGATATTCGGAGCGAGCAACAAGATCAGCGCGGTGGTCGACCTAATAGCATTCGAGAATTACAACCCGGGCAAGTACGAGCTGATAGTCGAGACGGGATGCACACACACACTCACACACACACCCGAGACCGAGCAGGAGGCAGATCAATGACCGTTCACGAGCGCATCGCGCAGGCCATGACGGTGATCGCCGAGATTGACTTCAACAAGTCCGGGCAGGTCACAGGCGGACAGACGTACAAATTCATCCCCATCGGACAGATCCTCCAGGCCATCAGGAAGGCCCACGCGAAGGCGGGCATATTCCTCACCATCGGCCAGCTCGAGTACGACAAGGACAACGGCGAGGGAATATTCAGCCAGGACAGATGGACTAAGGCGCGCGGCCATTGCGAGGTCAGCATCAACGGCGCCGACGGTGACTGCTTATCATTCGTGGTGCCGTTCAACGTCCAGGACAACTCGGACAAGCTGGACAACAAGATCGTCACCAACATCGAGCGCCAGGCATACCGCATCCTTTACGCGATAGACGAGGGCGATGCCACCGATCCCGAGAGCGAGTGGCACGAGGACAAGGTCACGATGCCCACCGAGGACAAGTTCTTCGGCAAGCCCAAGACCGCATCCAAGGTGGCACCCGTCCGCGATGCCGAGAAGGATAAACTTGTCAACGAGCTCACAAGGGTCATAATGGAGACCCCAAGCGACGGGGAGATCATATTCTCGATGCTCGGAGGCAGGAAGCTCACAGATTGCACCGCAGACGAGCTCAAGGAGATTAAGGCAGCCGTCAAGCCCTTCGGAGGTGCCTGATATGTCGGATGTATTCGTCTATGACGTATGCGATAAATGCCATGGCGAGTTCCGCGTGACCAAGCACAGCGACGGAACCGCCTCCGGCTTGTGTCCCAACTGCGGCAAGGTCCACTTATATGGATACCCCAGGGAACCAATCCCGGACGATGGCGCACAGTATGACGTATTCGTCACCGAGGATACCCTCATCAATGGCAAGTGGGAACGCACAACGATCCACGAGCTCATCCGCACCTACGCCACGATGGCGCAGGCTCAGAGGATGTACGACGAGATGATGGATCCTCGTGCCGAGAAGGACGGCCAGCATAAGACCTGGGTGATGGTCCTGAAGCGCAACGGCGATCTGGCCGAATGGGTACTCCCCGAGGCCGTAAGGGGGTGCAGACTATGAATTATTACAGCATCACGGTGGACTTCACATCCCCGGAACCGTGGTCCAAGGGACACCTCGACGAGCTCATCAGGAAGTTCGTGGACGATCTCAGAGGCAAGGTCACGGCCACCACCATCTACATCGACGAGGGGGCGGACCAATGACCGTCGACGAGTTCGAGATGGATCCTCACTACCACCTCTACCGCAAGAACGAGATCGAGTGGGACATCAAGGCCCGCGACGGCGACATCAAGATCGAGTTCTCGGTCTACGACGAGAACATTCAGGAGGCCGTCAAGGACAACTTCGACAGCTTCTCCGAGA